CATTAGCTTTCAGTTGTTGGTTCTTGTAAAGGTTTCAATCCAGCCAAAGACCTTAATTCATTAGGAGTCATTTGTTCAATTACTTTTTGAGCAACTGATGGCTCAAGTGAATTGAGTGAGTCTATTACATAAGACATTCTTTCATCACGTTCAACAATCGTCTCATTGATGATTTGGAAGTTGTTGATTTGGAACTCTGCCACGCTTAACTTAGCGATGTGAAGTATCTCGTTGAAGATATCTTGCACTTGCTCTCTGAGTGGCATCACGACATTCTTTTCAAAGATGACGTATGCTTGTTTAATATCAGAACCTGAACCGAGAGAACCGGTTGTACGCACACCCATGAGTATCGGGTCGATGGTATGAGCAAAACAAATTTGCTCAGTGTTCAATCCTGATGCTTCCTGGAAGAGCTTGTCATTTGAGTTGGTTGGGATGCTCTCAATCTTCGGCAACTGCTCTTGTGAATTGGCAAAAAATGCGGCAGTTTTACCAGCATTCTGCGCTCCTTTGAGCTTGTCGATGGTTTGTCTCAGTACATTTTTCTCTTCCTCTGATTGCGGTCTTTTTGGGAACATGATTGCAAACGATGGGAAGATGCTGTTCTGAATGTTGGACTTTGCAAAGTACGAAAGCTCACCACTCAAGAATGCGAAATTCAATGCGCTTGAATACTTTGGCAGCGGATACCAATCTTGACCCAAGCATTCGACCTCATAAACGAAAAGCTGCTCACGATCAGTGCATGATGGATGATGTCCTTTGATTTCTTGGATGTCGATGCGAGTCGACCAATCTTCACAAATGAAATACTGATTCTTGTTGCGACCCTTTCTGACTTTCTCAGGTGAGACATTCTCAGCCCTGGTCATCTTCATCTTGTCATCAAAAAACAAACGAAAGTACACTCGGTTGTGTACAATCAATTGCTCTGTTGTGATTCGAGCGGTCTTTTTAAGTTTAATTTTTTTCTCAAATGTGTACAGCTCGAGGAGGTCCTTCGGTGTTGCGTTGGCTGTCTTGAGTTCAAATCCACCACCAATGACTGCATTGGTTTTGTAGTCCACGATGGAGCCATGAAGTGGTGAGCTATATACCATTTGATTGAGCAACTGTGGATACATATCATCCTGACCAAATCTGATTTGGTTAGCGGTAGTGTATCGACCATTGACATATGGGAGTGATAGGTTTGCGCCACCAACTTTCAAGAATGGTGTGCTGAAGGCATCGTAATTTGATGAAATTATTTCAACTGCTTCCTCTTTTTTTGCTCTGAATATATCGTACCAAGCCATGTGTTAGTCGTAAATTGATGAAATTGATGCGCCACTGACAACCATTCTCCCCTCCTCGATGACCACTCCTGTGGTGTCACTGATTTCGGTTGGTGGTATGGTTGATTCGTACACGCTGTATGAGTATTGTCCCTTCATTAGTTCCACATCGATTGGTTCATCCAAGTAAAAGAGGTTGAATCTTTCGGGGTATGGTGACTCATCGGTGTTGGTGAAGAGAATTGGGTCAGATGTTGGGTTCATTTCGTTTTGGAATACGAACAAATAATATGGTGAAGGCAGCGTTGATACCTCTGACAATGTCACGACAATACTATTGACCTCACCTTTGTTGATGTATATCATTACTTATGTTGCATTTAGGTCAAAATTTGTTCACAAAAAAAGCCACCCCGAAGGATGGCTTCCACAACTATGAACAGGAAAAGTTGTTAAAGTGCTGGAACAACAAGCTCAACAGCGGCTTCAGTAATCTCATATGATAGCTGGTCCATTTCACCAAGGAGTGTAACGGAGTATTTGCTGCCATCTGCACGAGTTGTGCCTGAACCCTCACCGACTGCGCTCAATTGAAGGAATGGGAAGTACCAGTACTTGCCGTTCATATCCTTGACAATTGCATTCAAGTATTGTTGACCCGATCCAAGTATCTTAATTGCTTGAGATTTGTCTTGGTCTCTTCGGTGGAACAATAGGTTGATTGTCGCAGTTACATAAGATGAACCATTCACGAGGTCAATTGCTGCATCTTCAGTGTATGAGCCTGTGTTTCTGCGTATTTCAAAAACAGTGTAATCAGGCGCAGCACCAATCAGTGTGATTGCATCAATTGTGTATGTGTCGGTTGCATCGAGTGTAAAAGTGTCGATGTTGTCTTGCTGATTAATCCAAATTTTTTCGATGCCACCACTATTGTTGTCGCACGATTTGACGATTGTTTCTAATGCTTCACAAGCCATTTTGAATATATTTAATCAGTTAAAAAAAAGAGGGGGATATTTCACCCCCTCGGAGATACTATGAATAAAGAACTACCTCAGCACCGTTAACGTGAACAAATCCAACTTTCATGTTGGCACGAGTACGGATGTACGGCTCAGCAACAGTGTCAGAAAGGTTGACAGCTTTCAACGCTTTGTCATCTCCTTCAGCATCAAAGCAATACAAAAGATTGTCTTTCAAAGTCAACACAGCAGTGTCATTCGGCATACCTTCACAAACAACAACTTTTACACCTAAGTAAGTCAAGGCAAGTGGAGTTGTTACATATGTCATACTGTTACCAGAAGCGGCAGCCAATTCGTATGCGTTAGCTACGTTGGTAGAAACATACAAGCGAAGGTCAGCTTTTTTGCGGATGATTGCAGCTGGAGCGGCAGCGAAGATTTTCGCAAGTTCAGCAAGTACATTTGAAGATGTTACAGTTGTATTGGCAACATCAACAACAGTTGCATCAGCAAGTAAGCCTTTGATATAACCATCACAAAGAGCAAGAGTTGCATTCTCTGAAGTGATGTCACCTTGCCAACGGATAAGCTCGATGTCTTGACCGATTTGCTTAGCCATCTCATTCCAGTAGAAGTCCATAAATGATGCAACAGTAAAGTCACCATTTGAACCTTTTGTCATTTGTAAAGCAACGAATGATTGCTCAAGGTCGAACTGACAAATTTGTGCCATTGCGCTTAATGCACATACATCGATTTCAATTGCGCTCAAGTCATCAGTTGGAGCATCGAATGGGCATGATGAGCTTTGCAAAACGTTACCGAATAAAATTGTGGCAAGTTTTGTCTTTGACTTGATACCTGGTAAAAGGCGGTAGTTTTCAGCGACATTCTCTTCAGACAAATATGCTTTCGAGTAGAACGCCTCGGGATTGGCTGCCAATAAAGCTGAAGCATCCACATCCAAATCGAATCTTAATTTTTTAGACATTGTTATTTGGTTTTTATTGATTTACAAATTGTTTAAACTTCGCAAATTTTTCACTCATTGAGAGTTGGGTCATCTGCGTTTCAACCTCTTCATCTTCATTTTTCTCTGCATACATCTCCTCGATTTGGTTGCGAAGGTCTGCTATCATAGAAATGATTGCTTTCTCTCTCTCTTCCAACATCGGCAAAACAATTGCAGCGATTGCTTCCGCATCGGTAGCTGGGTCGATAGCCATCTCCTCATCAGTGGTGGTTGACTCTTCAGTTGTCTCTTCAACTGTTGTGTCCTCCATCTTCACCTCTTCGGTTGCCATCTCTTCCTCAACCACTTCCTCGGTTAATTTTTCATCCACCTCTTTAATCTCAACAACTTCTCCGTCTTTTACGACATAGATTTTGTCCTCGATTTGGTGCTCTCCATCAGGTAACATCATTTTATTTAATTTAATTTGTTCCGATAATTTAAGACCGAGAAAGCCTTCAATGGAGAAACCGACTTGATCGTTGGCAACCAATTCGGCAAAGTAGTCAGCATCGGTCACCTGTGCGGTCACCATGAGTGTACCCTTTGGGACCTCAATGCCGAATGTTGAATACGCTTTGTCCTTGGTTGGGTTGTCAACAATCCATGTCTCAAGAATGTAGGCGGGTACTTTTTTCTCGGTGTCGTGTTCCAAGTTGAAGATGTCACGATTGCGCAAATCAGCCATGAACTTGGTGTGAATTTGCTCGATGACTTCCAAAGTGAACTGTACATAATACTCACCATCCTCATCACTTTTGCGGTAGATATCCATCGGTATCATCGCTGGAGCTGTGATACGATACTTCACTTCATCAGTAAACATCAAACGCTTCTCACTTCCAAATGCCATCCCTTTGACCTTAACGGCGGGGAGATTTGTGAAAGCTATCATTTCAATCCCGAGGTTTTCTCCATCGGAGTACTCCTCATCGATTGTGATTTTGAAGATAGGTAAGTCTTTAGTCATTGCTTATGTTGCATTTTTTGTATATTTGTTCAAAAAATAGTTATGATATCAATCTTTGACAGGGAGATTCCCAACAAAATGGATGAGCTGACCATTGAACAATTCGAGAAAATCAGCCAAATACTTAACAACCAGGAGTTCGACAACATTGAAAAGTATGTTGAGATGTTCAAATACCTTGGTATTGAGGAGAAGCTGTGGGATGACTACCCATTCAGCGACTTCATCAAGTTAGTTCAGGACTTCAACCTTGACTCATACACCCCACAGGAGCCTGTGACATCCATTGAATTGGAAGGATACACCTACACAGCAGAGATGCGCTTGTCAGTTAAGGAGACCAAGCTGATTGAGAAGATTGTGAACGGTAAACCGAACAACTATATCAGTGACATCCTTGCAATTATGTTTAAACGCACTGACCTCGGCAACACTGAACACTTCACCGATGCACATTTGAAGCTCAAATCAAAACTTTTTAGGACTCAAAAAGCTGACTTGTGCGTACCATACATTGTGTTCGTTACCGAAAAGATTGCAGAATATGCAAAAGCCAACGCTCCCGAAGGGATGGCATCAAGTCAATCTTGAGCAGTTCATTGAGTTAAGGTCTTTGCAACCCGATGAGGGTTTGTTCAACCACAACATTGATGTCCTCTGCACACTCACCGACTCATATCCTGAGGACTTTGATGATGCTGAACTTCATGAGGTAGCTGAATGGTTCAAAGATTTGCAGTGGCTGTACTCTGAACCAACCAAGAACCACAGTGATTGTGTTGGGAAGTTCTATCTCAAGCCAATGAATGAGTTGACACTGGGGGAATTTATCGACCTTGAGTATTATTTCACACAGGACTATATCAAGAATCTTCCAAACATCTGCGCATTGTTGTATCGCATTCCTGAAATCATTGAGGATGGTGTGGTGGTAAAGTGGGAGACAACCAACTTCAAAGCATCAGCGAGAGCGCACTACTTCCTGGAACAACCAATCACCAAGACATATGGCATCCTCACTGAGTACATCAAATTCAGAGACCAATTTATCTCATCACATTCCAACCTAATGACTGAAGATGTCGAAGATGACCTCACTGATATCGATGACCCTGAAGAGCGCAAAGAGGCAGAGAAGCAAAAGGCATCCAACAAATGGGGATGGGAGCAATTGATATGGTCGATGTGCAATGGTGACCTCACCAAGTATGACCAAGTCATAAACATGAAGCTGATACTTGTGTTCAACTTCCTTGCAATGCGTAAAGAGTTGGAGATTTAGTAATCGAGAGAGTAGTTGAACTCACCGAATAGCGGCACAAAGTCGTATATCACCTTCGGCTTTTTTCTCAATAGGTTACCGAGTTCCAAGATTGGGAACCTTTGCGCTAAGTCTGCGACATACATCCCATACATTTCACCAATCAATCCATTCATCTCAAGAGCATCATTGAATTTCTTAACCAATCTGAAGGGTGCGATGGTGGCTGTACCATTATTCAGATATCCAAAATAGTAAGCAGCAAGAATCTCGATTCGGAGGTTTCCTTCAGTGGTCACCTTGGCATTGATTTTGACTGAATCATACAATGTGTATGTGTCAATGAGTGCTTCATCCTTGATGATTTTCTTGAGGGTGTTTGCAACTCGTCTCCTGAGTGGGAATTTGAAATTGTATTCACCTGTATTTTTATACCTTGCCATTACTTATGTTGCAATTAATCACTAATTTGTTTAGGAATCTGACAATCGGTCCATGAATCCATAGTGAATGTGATGGTCATTAACCATCCAGCTGCATAGTCGAGGAGGTCATTGTTGAGTGGAATCAAGGAAGGGAATCCAACCACATCGAAATCACGATCATCAAGGCTGAAGGTGTAGTTCAGATACAAGTCCATAAGTATCTGATGGCAGTCACTCAAGATTGTGTTTATGTTTGCTCTATCTTTTTGGATGATATCAAAGCAATAGATTTCAAGAGTGAAGTCATTGGTGTTGTCGGTAGGGATTGCATCCACAGGCACGATGTACACAATCGGATACTTCTCATCCTTGGTGGCAAAGTTGAACAACTGCTCTTTGAAGTCAGAACCTACTTTCTTGACTTGAAGATGTGCATCATAGAATGCAATAATTTCGTTGACTAATGCTTGATAACTTATCACAATACTGAGTTTTGAATGATTTTGCTGACCTTGTTTTGAACCCCTGTCATCTCGGTCTCACTGACCACAGCTTGAACTGTGATTGTTTGGTTGGTCTCAACCCCTTGAGATTGGCTCACGTTGTTGGCTGCGTTCCCTTGACCGAATAGGTTGCCCGGTACGAATGATGGAACGGATGAAGATGGTGATGAGGATTCATTGCCTCCTCCTCCACTTACGTTGGGTGATGGTGAAGATGTTGGATTTGTGAGCAGTGCTTTTGCTTTTGCGATGTTAGTGACAATCTGAACAATCCCAGCTGCATACTGTGCAACTCCCGCGGCTCCCCCTGTCACCGAGTTGAGTGGGTTGGCACTTGACATTGCAACCAATGAAGATATCGCTTTCGCTGTATCGATACCGATTTGAATCAGTGCCTGAGCCTTGTTGAATTTTTCAAGTTTCTTTTGGTCCTTGATGAATGCCTCACCTATCGCACCAAGTCCTTGAGCAATTGATGATGCAATCTCAATCTTTGCATCTCGAATTGCCTTCTCGTTATTGATTGTATCAAGTGCTTTTTGTTTTATCTCAGCTTTATCCTGGTCATCAAATTTCTTGTTAATTTCAGCAAGTTCTTTTCTTTGATTGTCTTGCAAGATTTTTGCATCTACACCATATCGATTGGCTTCAGCAATTAAGTTGTCATAGTAATATGTGCGCTCTTGAATTTCTTTTTGACGAGCGGTGAGACCAGCTTGATAGATTGTTTCTTGGATTGCTTCCTCACGATCAAGTTCAGCATTTTGAAACTCAACTAATTTTTGAGACAATGCTTGTTGACGAGCGAGTTCAGCATCAGCAGCCGCTTTGTTTATTGCATCTATTTCAAGATTCTTGGCAGCCTCAAGACCAGTGATGTCTTTTTTGTATTTTTTAGCCTCGGCAATTAGCGCAGCATATTTTGTCTTAATGTCATCAATCTCTTTTTGTGATTGAGTCTTTGTTGAATCAAGCACGAGCTTATTTGCCGAATTTATTTCAGCCTGAATAGCCTTGGCTCCATCTTGATACTTTTTGGCTGCCTCCTGATTTTTTGCCTTAGCTTCCTCTTTTGCTTTTTTGTCAGCAGCAGCTTTCTCAGCAGCTTCCTGGATTGCCATGAGTTTACGTTCTTTGGAGCCATCCTTGATGATTTTGTTCTCCTCCTCGATACGTTTACGCAGTGCCTTTCTGCGCTCGATGGAATCCTTGTCAGTAAGTTTTTTGAGTTCAGCATACTCTTTTCGAGCATATCCCAATCGCTTACTTGCTTCGTTGGCGATGGCTTTCGATTTGTCCATCTCCAGCTTGGTGGTATCTTTACCCGATGCCTTGGCTTTCGCAATCTCTATATCGTATTGGTCAGATATCTTCTCGGTGCGTTTTTGAGATGATTTGAATGCCTTCTCGTTGGCTTTCTCCATTGTTCTCGCATTCTCTTCAGCGGCATAAGATGTCAGACCCAACCAATCAGTCAGCTCTTTGAATCCATCAATGAGTAAGTTGACAGGAATCATCAATACATCAAGCACTTTTTGAAGCACTCCAATCTTATTTAGGAACACACCTATCGCCACCACAATTGCAGTGACCACAGCAACCAATAAAAAGATTGGGTTTGCGAGGATTTGAATTCCGAGTTTAACGAATGTACTTCCAAGAGTGGTGACAGTTTTACCAAGACCTTTGATGGCTCCTGTTATATCTGACTTACCAAGTGAGCCGACTGTCTTTTGGAATGTAGCCGCTTTCTCAGCAGCACCCTCAAAGTCTAAAGCGGCAAGGTCTCCTTTTATTGAATCAAAGGAATTGCTTACAGCTTCAAATTTTGAACCAGTAGTGAATATAGCTACTTGTTCGTTTGCGTCTTTAATTTTATCTGCCAGTTCCGCTGCTTTCGCAACTAACTCGCTCATTTGTTGCGGGTCGGATGCTTCAGCTATTGAATCTTTTAGTATCCGTAGTTCGGTTTTTAAATTACCGACTCCTGAGAGCTTTAGTGGTATTTCGACTTCGTTACTCATATGTACGAACTTCTAATGATGAATATTTTAAATTGCCATCTTGGTGTTGATGGTTTTGAGTGTTGGTTGTTCTAACATATATTGTACCGTCTGACTTTATTTCAGCAGTAGCAAGGTGGTCATGTTCTACGTTGCCAATAATTACAAAAGTGTTCAGAGCATTAAGTGGATTCGGTGCAGTACCGATATACTCACCCTGTGCGATGCGAGTCCATATAACACCACCAATCGTATCAGACAACACAATGGCTGTTGGTGCTGCTGTTCCGAGCTGAGACAAGAGCGCAGTGTACCCACCCAATGCTGTGGTGACTCCGTTGATTTTCGGGGTGATGAGTCCATCCTCGTTGAGAACCTTATTGTCTCCGATGACCAACCCCTTGAGTCCTTGACCTATGATGTTGCCTGTACCCTTCACAATCACATCATCACCCGAAAGGTTGCCATTGGCAGAGGTTGACTTTGTCTGAAGGATGCTGTCCACTGATACTGCTGTGGTGGTCGATGAGGTCGGTGTTCCTGGCTTTGTTATGAATGGAGGTAGTTCAATCTCAGTGTCGATGCTGATGAGTTCAACCTTGGTCGCTGTTTGTGCGTTGGCATTGTAGTCGATGATTCGGTTGATGTTCCACCATGAGTTGTCGATGCGCACCTTTTGGTTCAGCTCGAGTGCTTGAATGTCAGCCTCATTGAGATTGAAGTAAGCAACCAACATCTTGCCTGTGTTGATTTGGTTGACTGTCCTCCTCCAATACAAATTGTATAGGTTGTTGGCTGTCAATGTTTGGGGTGAATAATAGTAGAAGTCATTCGTGCCAAACATGATGTCAAATGTCGGGAGGAGTGGATCGTCAAAGTGACCAAGTACAGGGTATTTTGTGTTGCCGAATACACCAGTCGTGCCATACTCAATCAAATCCCATGGTCCACAAGTCTTGAATCCTCCATCGTAAAGGATGCGGATGTTGGTCTTAGGTGCTTCACCGTTGAGTGCGGGAACATACGCATCGAATGTGGTGGCAACCACAGGAGTCGGTGAGAATATCAGCTCTTTGGTCTCCGTTCCTTTGACATATTCGTTGTCAAATGTGTACTCGAGTTGACCATATATCTCATCGGTCATTTGTGTGTACACCTCATTCGGTGAATCCTTGTCTGCTTTGTATGTGAGGGTCAGTTTCTTTGAGGTGATGTCAGGCAAGAATATCAAGTCTTGCTCTCTCTCCTTCATCAACTTGTATGTCCAATCAACTTCAACACCTGAATCATAGTACTCATCCCTGTGCTTGAGGATGAGCTTGTTTGGTTGGTCCACATCGATGTCAACATATAGATTGTACATGGTGAAGATGGACTTGATGAAATCGGATTGCTTAATCTTGAGCGGCACATATTGGTTGATGTCCAGGATACCACCAATCACTTGAATGTTGGTCGATGGAAGTATCTTAATGCGCAGTGAGTTCACCCTGATTTCAGCATTGACAGGATTCGGTGCTGGTGTGTATGGGAAGGTTGTGTTTGTGAACCATGCTGTAAATCCTTGTTGAATTCCGATACTGATATTCATCGTGTCACCAGTGTTGAGTCCACCTGAACCCGCTGCACTCTGACCGAAGATGATGCCTCCTGTCTTGGTCCCTGATGATGCTGGTGAGAAGTTATGTACACCAGGTACAAGTGCAAAGCCTGTACCGATGACTTGAGTGTCATCAATGTTGACGAACTGGTCGATGTATGAACCGAATGCAGCTGCCAATCGAGGTCGACCATTATAGCCACTTTGCATATTGTACACCGTTACACCATTTGTGTTGTTGATGTAGAAGTCATAATTCAATTCGTACTCAATGGTGAACACTTCACCACTGAATGCGTTGGTGTCGAATGGTACAGTGAACACTCCTGTGGTTGGGTTGAATGAACCCTGTACATCGGATATCTCGGTCCATCCTGTTATCGGGTCATAATCTCCAAAGGTATTAGTTGGCTCAATGAAGGTGAATGGTGTGGTCAGCTCTTCATCGACCAAATAGTCCTGAGCATCGAAGTTGTTCTCATCACCGTTGTATGGGATGAGCAGCTTGTCGAAT